TAGAATATCGTAAGTGGTATTCAGAAACACATGCTCCATCGCATCCATCAAACACATATCGTGGTGTTGCTTATCGTCCTTGTAACAACTGGAACTGGGAGGAGAAGAAATGAAAAAACTTAACTTCTTACAATTGATTAAGGAACAAAAGCAAAAAGAGGAGCGTCGTTATCAAGCACAACTAGCACAACTAGTGGGAGCAAAATAATGATACAAACTATCATATCTCTAACTGCTGCAGCAGCTCTAGGAACAATCTTACTTTCAACCTACATTCAATGGTTGTATAAGTATTAAGTTATATGTAAAAGATACAAATGTTAGTGAATAAACACAAAGTATTATAGATAGTATGTCTATGGGTTAAAAAGATGATTTAAAAACTCTTTGCCATGTGTTTTTTATTAGGAGGTTATTATGCATAACATAATTTCTTACAATCAACTAGCTGGATGGAAACAATTTGAAACCACCATTGATCGATGTAATAAACAAAACGATTTAATTAATGATTACTTTAATTGTCTAATTGAATGTGATGATAAGCAACAAACCTGTAAACGTATTTGTAGAGAATTAATTAAATAACACATAGGGGGGCATAACCCCCTTTTTTAATGGTTGTATAAGTATTAAAAATGTGGTATAATATACTTCCGTGTGAAGGAAGTCTTTAAAGGAGGTTTACACCTCCTCTTTTTTTCTATTATAATTAGTAGTATATGTCATGCTACCATGGATAAGGAAAGATTAAAACTTATAGTAAGAAACTTAAAACTTCTGGTGGACTCGTTGGAATCAGAAATATATTCTGATGTGGATGCTTATAAAGCAAGTCCTTCGTCAAGCAAACCATATTCCAATGGAGACGATGACGATGGATATCCCGATTAAGTTAAGTTCAAGATATGATAATGAAAACTTCCAGAAAAGATCATTTGTTCTAAGTGGTTTTATAAGAATGAACATACCCCTCTCTAGGGAAGTATATGAATTTTGTGATCACATCATCAATAAAGGATATCAATTTGATCTTGGATGTTTACATACAGTTGATAGACAAATCTTAGAAGAATTTAAGAAGTACAAGGAGGCTAATGAATGAGATTGAAAACAACTATTAAAGCAGCAAAAAAAGCAATAAAGCTTGCGGAAAAGAACCCGATGCTGTATACTGATGAAGAGATTCTGTATATGAAGCGAGCACTTCTTACTGCCAAAGCAGATCTCGCAGCAAAACGCGAACGATTGAGTAAAGGATTTAAAAAGAATGCAACAACATGGACAAGTAAAGTTGATATCAGTAACGCCTCAAGCGGAACAGACGATGGGGTATGTGGCGAGAGTGAGCAATCCTCAGAATCAACCGAATCCTAATATTGCTGGTCTTCTTGCCTATTGCATTAAACACGGGCACTGGAGCGTCTTTGAGCAAGCACATATGACGCTTGAGATCAATACTAGTCGTGGCATCGCAGCTCAGATTCTTCGTCATAGGTCTTTCACATATCAAGAATTTTCTCAGCGTTATGCTGACATCGGACTCCTTGATACTGAAATTCCTGTTCCAGAACTTCGTCGTCAGGATACAAAGAATCGCCAGAACTCTACCAATGATTTACCTCCTGGTATTGTATTGGATTACAAAAATAAAATTGCGAAACATTTTGAGGAAGCCAATTTTCTTTATCAAAATCTATTGGATGCCGGTGTGGCAAAAGAATGCGCTAGATTTGTGCTTCCTCTAGCAACACCAACTCGTATTTACATGACCGGATCTGTGCGTTCTTGGATACATTATATAAATCTGCGAAGTGCTCATGGCACACAAAAAGAACACATGGATATTGCTAGAGAATGTCAATGTATATTTGCTGGGCAATTTCCAATTTGTGCTGAGGCACTTAATTGGATTTGCTATGATCAATCTAATGTTACACTTGAGTGAGAGTTATCATGCCAACATATCCCGTCATTAATAAAAAAACAGGAGAGACACAAGAGCTCTACATGACAATGAAAGATTACATTCAATGGAAAGAAGAAAATCCAGATTGGGATAAAGATTGGTCTAAAGGTTGCGCCACTGCTGGGGAAGTTGGTGATTGGCGTGATAAAATGTCTAAAACACATCCTGGTTGGAAGGATGTTATGAATAAAGTAAAACAGGTTCCAGGATCAAATATTCAAGGTTGGTAATTATGACAAGAGGAAGATCAAACAAAGTACCAGTTTCACCTGGCATGTCCAGAAAACAACTGAAACGAAGAAAACCAATTAACGAATCATATTTTCTTGATATATCTCCACTTACAGAAAATCAAAAATTATTCTTTGAAGATTGGGCTTCCGGTAAAAATATTTTTGCATATGGTGCAGCTGGAACTGGCAAAACTTTCATCGCTTTGTATCTTGCGTTGCAAGATATTCTGAATGAAAATACTGTAGTAGAGAAACTCTATATTGTTCGTTCTCTTGTTGCCACGAGAGAGATTGGATTTCTCCCTGGTACGCACGAAGATAAATCATCCCTATATCAAATACCATATAAAAATATGGTAAAGCATATGTTTGAGATGCCAGACGATAATAGCTTTGAAATGCTTTATGAAAATCTCAAAGCACAAGAAACTATTTCTTTTTGGTCTACCTCGTTCCTTCGTGGCACAACACTTGATAACGCAATTGTGATTGTTGATGAATGTCAAAATCTAAACTTTCATGAATTAGACTCAATCATTACCCGCTTAGGTCAAGATTCTAGAATTATTTTTTGTGGAGATGCTAATCAATCCGACCTACAAAAAACAAATGAACGGAACGGTATCTTAGATTTTCAAAAAATCTTAGAGAACATGGAAGAGTTTTCTATGGTAGAATTTGGAATAAATGATATCGTTCGTTCTGGACTTGTTAAGTCTTATTTAATTAGTAAAATGGCATTGGGATTCTGATGAAATTGTTTAATCATGTTGGTGATCTGATACCTGTTGAGATGACCGCCGAAATTATAGAAGGAAAGAGAGTCTATCTCACACCATCTGGTAATCATTACCCATCAATCACTACTGTGATTAGCAATAACTCTAAGAAGCAAGCTAGTCTTGCTAAGTGGAGAGAACGTGTTGGCACCGAAAAAGCAGCAAATATTTCTGCTCGTTCTGCTGGTCGTGGCACAAAATATCATAGTATTACCGAAGACTATCTGAACAATCGTCTAGACCTGAAAGAGTATAATAAATTTCCTCTTCCTGTATTGATGTTTCATCACTCAAAGGATATTTTAGACCGCATAAATAATATTTACTTACAAGAAGCAGCACTATATTCAAATCATCTTGAGGTTGCTGGTCGTGTTGATTGTATCGCCGAATTTGATGGTGTATTATCAATCATTGATTTCAAGACTGCTGCAGAACCTAAAAAAGAAATTTATCTTTATGATTATTTTGTACAGGAAACAGCATATGCATGTTGCCTTCAAGAATTATATGGGTTAACCGTTAAACAACTCGTGACAATTGTTGCATGTGAAACTGGTGAAACCCAAGTAAAAATTATGCCACCTAAAAAAGAATATCTCATTCAGTTAATCAATTACATAGACGAATATCAAACAAAACATGGAAAAAAAGAATCTATTACAGGATAAATTTATGACAAGCGCGAGGTTTTCTCAAGAAGTAGAAAAGATCGCATTAAATAATGCAAATATGAATTATATTGATGCTATCCTTTACCTTTGTGAAATTAATGAAATTGAAGTAGAATCCGTACCTAAATTAATCTCAAAACCATTAAAAGAAAAAATTAAATATGAAGCACAGCAACTTAATTTTATTAAGAAAACATCTAGAGCAAAATTAATGTTAATATGAGTAACTTTTTTCAGTCAGATTTAGTCCGTGGTGAAATCCAAGAGATGACAGCACTTCAGGAGTTTTGTTTTCGATGTGCCATGAATTTATCGTTGTTAAATGATGAAAAGAAGATGGAGTATTTTGATGCTCTAGGACAATTAGTTGAAAAACAAAAGATTTTTTATACCAGAATTAATTTGAGTGATGATCCAGAAGCAAAGTCTGTTGCTGAAACCATTAAGCAAGCAGTAATTCTTCTTGGTGGCAACTCAGAGTTAAGTGTTAATGATATGTTTAATGATTTAATAGAAAAAGTTGAATCTTTTAAGAACCATTTGAGAAATGGCACGGGGAATTGACACCCGACTTTGTGCCTGTTATAATGACTAAGTGATAGGGTGTCACACAAACCAAATCTAAACCAAATCCGAGGTAATCCTATGTCCTTTGCTGATCTAAAGCGTAAATCCCAGAACAACTTTGAGTTCCTCCAAAAGGAACTGGAAAAGTCATCCAGCGGTAAGAATGTTGATGAACGTTTCTGGAAGCCCGAGGTTGACGCTGCTGGTAACGGTTATGCTGTTATCCGCTTTCTGCCCGCTCCTGAAGGGGAGACGGTGCCATGGGCGAAAGTCTATTCCCACGCCTTCCAAGGTCCTGGTGGTTGGTATATCGAGAACTCGCTGTCTACTCTGAACGAGAAAGATCCCGTAGGTGAGATCAACCGTCGTCTATGGAACAGTGGTAGTGAGGAAGACAAAGAGACTGCGCGTAAGCAAAAGCGTAAGCTCTCTTACTACAGCAACATCTATGTGGTGAAAGATTCCAAGAACCCCGAGAACGAGGGTCGTGTGTTTCTGTATAAGTATGGCAAAAAAATTCACGATAAAATTCTTGCTACCATGCAACCTGAGTTTCAAGATGAAACCCCTGTGAATGTGTTTGATCTTTGGGAAGGTGCTAACTTCAAATTAAAGATCAAAAAAGTTGCTGGTTATTGGAACTACGATAGCTCTGAGTTTGATAGTGTGTCTGCTCTCTCGGCAGATGATACTGCGCTGGAGAAAGTCTGGAAGAGTGAATACTCGCTGGAAGCATTCTCTGGCAAGGACAACTTCAAGACCTACGAGGAACTTGAATCTCGCCTGAATCTCGTGCTAGGTCTTACTTCACGTCCTGCTCGTCAGGTTGTGGATGAGGATGAGGAAGAGTTTGAACCCGCAGCAGAGGCACCGGAACTGCCTTCATTCCGCTCTCGTGTTGCTGTTGCTCCTACTCTTGTCAAGGAAGAGGCAGTTGTTGATGACGATGATGCTCTCAGTTACTTCGCACGTCTTGCTGAAGAAGACTGAAACCAAAATTAAAAACTGATTTCATTGGCGGGGAAAAAATTTTTCCGCCAATTTTTTTGTTAAAAAAGTTGAGTCAACCGAAAGTTTTTTTTAAACGCTTTGAAACAAAGTCTGATGATTCTGAATATAAATTATTGATTTTAAATTCTTCAACAAATCTTCCAAGGTACCGGTTTCTTAAAATAAAAATTTCTCGTTTTTTTTCGTTTTCAAGTACTTCATACTCATAATTAGTTACTATATTACATACAGTATTACCAGGAACAATTGTATAATCTAATCCATTCCAATAACTAAATTGACTTGTATAAAACTTTTGATCTACAACTAATCCACCTTCCAATGCAATAACATCCTGACCATCTTGTTTGAATCCAGATAATGTTTGGATAGTTTCATAATGATGAATACCTGAATAAGCTTCAGTTTCTCCATATTTTTCTTCTACAATTGAGCGTAAAGTTTCTGAGTTTACTGGAAAAGAAAATTGTGGATTGATAAAATTATTTGTAAGAATAATTACCCAATCATAAAATGGATTTCCATAATAATCATTTGCAATGTCTTCAATTTTTTCTCCATCTTGAACAGAATATTTTTTATAGAAAACTGCGTAGTCAAACATATTTGAATCAATTTGATATCTACGAAAAAAATTCTTTGCAGTTATAAAATTAGATTCCGAAAATGGATAACTAATCGGTTTTTTATCGTATTTGATGTCTGGGATAAGTGAAAAGTACATTAGAACGTTCCGCCCCCAAACTTATTTTTTATATCTTCGCTGTATAATAGTTTTGTTTCCATAAAACCGACTTGTAATTCAACTGCTATAGGAGCCCCGTCTTCGTAAGTTGCATAAGTTCCATCGGGTGTATAATTAACTTGTACTCTTGTAATAGCACATGGTTTATATTGAGTTATCCATGGGTGTGGGTTCTGTCCTTTCATAAAAGTAAATTTGCATAATTCTGGAACTTGAATAAAATTATCCGATCCAGAAAAATCTTTGTCACCAAACTTCACCGTATCTCCCCCATTCGGTAGTCCATATTTAGGAGACGCAGCAGATCTAAATCTATGGACAATGCTATAAATTGTTTTCGCTTCTTTATCTGTATGTGGAACCATTTTAAAAGTAAATCCTATCTCTCTTAAATTGGGATTTGAATATAAAACTTCTGCATTTGGATTCAGTATAATTCCTTTTGTAGATCCACTAATGTCATTCATACTAATATTTCCACCAACACCAGGAACATTGTTTAAACCAACGGTAATCAAAGCAGTTTTTAGTGCTTCAATATTTCCACCAAAATCTTTTAGAGTATTACCAACTTTTCCAATATTTCCTGCTCCCAGAGCTGCAATGGCAGATGCCCCAACTCGTGTGAATGATTTTCCTTCCCAGTCATGACGCATTTCAGATCCTAAATCTTGTGGCATTGGTAATATAACTGAGATGCCTTGAACTTTAAAAGTTGCCGCTGAATTATTATATTGGTTTAAACCAGTGCCAGCTTCTTCTGCAAATGGTGGGTTATATTTACCAAATTCAAAAAATATATAATCACTATCTAATTCTTTAACATCATCAGGATATCTGAATGCCGGTCGCTTCCCCGGCTCACTTGTTGGGCCTATTGTTAACGCTGTTGCTGCAGCGGTTTGTTGCTTAGTAGCACCTGCAGCTGGCACGTAAGCTTGCACCGCTATGGCCCGAGCTCCAGATGGAGGAATGCTTACTTGTCCTCCAAATGGCAATCCTCCTAGCAACCATTCTTCCCATTTTGTACCATTGTAATAGTAAGTTTTACCATCCCTTCCGATGTAATAGTCTCCGTACTTATATAACGACATATTATTTTGCCATCTCCCTACTTTGTTTAGTTCCGTATCCTTTGATTACTCTGCGAGCATTTAATTTATTATAGAAGTTTTCTTGAGTATCTTTCCAAACATCTTCTTTTTTAACAGGAAAAGCAGATCCATTAATATCTTTCACAAAGTCTTCTGTTGGTAAGAGGATAGCAGTATCCCATTCATCTGCTGCAAGATCTATGTATAAACCATCAACATGATTGTGTAGATATTTATGGAAACATGCCATAGGAAAGTCAATTTTTCCGCTCATTAGATATTTTGTGGCAATAATTCTTTTTTTCATTGAAAGATAGTGTAGATTCACTCCCCAAAATTCTTGCTTTGATGATTTTAAAACATAAACGAGAGGAAACCTATCGTAGTAAGGTAACCATTTCATCTTTGCTTTGTACTCAAACATATAGAGGTGACCTTCTACTACATATTTTCTTAGTTCATTTTTGTCTTGTTTTTCTACCTTAGATGCTTTGTCTTTTTTCTCATCCAAAACATACTTATTGAAATTTTTAGATAATTTGTTTGCTTCTTCTTTTACTGTTTTTCTATACCAAGAGAATGATTTAGTTTCTCCATTGGTTTTTTCGGTAATTTTTTCAAATAATGTTTTATATCCAGAGTCTTTATTTACTTTGTTTCTTTGAATAGATCCAAATCCTTCTGCCATTGTTATACTCCTAAGTGGTCTTCGGTAAGTATTAAGAAGTTCATCTGCCTGTCTTCACAATACTCACGGGCGGCGGACCATTTAGCTTGGTTCTTTACAAAGGTTAGTGCAGCATTACGATAGGCAACAGTTTTTTTATTTCTCTCATTTGGTGGTAGTGTTTGTTTTTTGGGTTTGATTTCAATAATATACTTGGCGATCTTGCCATCCTTTTCGCGGACCTTGATATAGAAGTCAGGATAGTAGCGTCTCACCTTACCATCTGGAGCACGATAAGGAATGATTACCTCTTCGCTGCCCCACTCTATAATACTGGGATTGTTATCACAGAACACCATGAACTTTCGTTCCCATAATGATCTATAAATTACTCGGGTTGGATTGCCACGATATTTACCAGGATTTACTGGTTTATACAGTCCCGAATATGCCATAAATAATATAGGTTCCCACAGTTATATTTAGAGTGGCAGTAACAAAGATTAGCGAATTTATGTCAAAGATTGGTGCTCAGGGAGGAATGTCTCTGACTACTGGATTTGATGTGCAGTTTGACTTTGCACTCGGAAAAGATAATCAACCAAAACCATTTGAAAACTATTATACTAGCGACAGTAAAAGTATAGTAAACATGTTTTGTGATGAGGCACAATTACCAAATGTACAATCAGCAGTATCAACTATAACTGGTAGATACTTAGGGGAGGGTGCAGTTTATTATCCGCACACAAGACTTTTTACAGATGTGAGTCTTTCATTTTTGCTGGATGCCGAAATGATTCCATTGAAATTTTTTACAGCATGGTATGATTACATTTTTGGAGAGGGTGATCAAAGAATTTTTAATGGAACTTTCGAAGGCGCCCTAGGAGCTAAACCCAGACTAAGAAATCGTATCAATAGACTGAAATATCCAAACACATATGTTTGCACCGCTAGAATTATAAAAACAGAACCAGGATCTACATCTGCGAATGAAAGAGCTCCAATTACATATATTTTAGAAAACTGCTATCCATATTCAATAGATGCTGTCCCATTATCATATGGAACATCACAAATTGCAAGATTGTCGGTAAATTTTTACTATAGTAGACATACAATTCTTTACGGTGAAAAAGAAGGACGTAAAAAATAACAATTTCAAAATTTAAACCCCGATTTCATAAATTCGGGAAAAATTTTTCTGCCAAAAAAATGCTAAAAAAGTTGCAATAAATATACATACGATATGAGGTAAATATTATGGCTTTGCCAAAAATTGGATATCCAACATATGAACTTGAATTACCATCTAATGGTAAACAATTAAAATATAGACCTTTTCTAGTAAAAGAAGAAAAAGTACTCTTACTTGCATTAGAATCTCAAGATGAAAAACAAGTTATTGAGGCAGTTAAAGATTTGCTTCAAAATTGTGTTTTGACAAGAATTAAAGTAGATGCCCTTCCTAGTTTTGATTTGGAGTATTTGTTTCTTAGAATTAGAGCAGCGTCTATTGGAGAAACAATTACATTGAGTGTTACTTGTCTTGATGATAATGAAACTCAAGTTGAAGCACAAATTAATATCAATGAAGTTGATGTTGTAAAACCAGAAGGGCATTCTTCAAAAATTATGTTTGAAGATGATTTTGGTATTGTAATGAAGTATCCAAGTATGAAAGAATTTGTTGAAAGAGAATTTTTACAAAAAGAAATGCAAACAGAGGAAGTGTATGAATTTATTTCAAATTCTATTGAACAAATTTTTCAAGGAGAAGATGTTTACGACAACACAACCACTTCAAAAAAAGAATTTCGTGAATTTGTTGAAAAATTGACTACAAAACAATTTGAACAAATTCAAAAATTCTATCAAACTTCTCCAAAACTAACTCATAAATTTACCGTTGTTAATCCTAACACCGGGAAAGAATCTGATTATACAATTGAGGGTTTACAGAATTTTTTCGCATAGCACTCTTTCAAAATAGTTTGGAGGGGTACTATCGCATGAATTTCGCTTTGATGCAGTACCATAAATATAGTTTGACCGAGATTGAAAATTTAATGCCGTGGGAAAGAGAAGTTTATACAACTCTTCTTATGCAATATCTGGATGAGGTTAAACAAAAACAAGAACAAGCGAAAAACAAATAGTGGCAAACTATTCCCAAACATCTAGTGGAGATCTTACCAGTTATGTTGCTGGGAAAATTTTTAGTGCCGCAAATCTAGCAAAAGAAGAAAAAGAAAGAAGAAAAGAAGAGGGAATAGAGCAAGCACAACCAGGATCACTCTTTGCCAGAGCTTTACAACATGAATTTGGCGGAGACTTATATAATAGGACATTTGGTATTTTTGATCCAAGAAAAAAGCACCCAGAAACTGACAGAAAATCATCAAAAGAGTCTAGATTTTCATCTCAGTTTCCACAGAAAGAAAAAACCGATGATTCTGATACTAAAAAAAGAAAAAACAAAATAACAGCAGCAACACGCGAGTTGATGTCTGATGATGATTCTTTGCCAGTAAAAGATAAGGATTTAAGAAAACAAATATCAAAAATTTTTGGTGCAGGGGTTGACGCAAGATTGGTTGCTGCTGAAGCAAAAATTTCTAAAATCAATGCTCAAGTTCTAGATGTACATCATTCTCTGCAAAGCACACAAGAATTAATTATTAATCAAAATGATATTTTGTTATCAAAATTTGATCAAATTCTGGAAATTTTTGGTAAACAAGCAGAATTTCAAGAAAAACTAAAAGATAAAGCAGAGGCGGCAGAAAAAGAAAGAATTATTGAAGAACAAAAAGATCTTTCATCAACACGAGGATTAATTGACACTAGTGCCATGACAGGTGGTACTTCTGTCCCCAGTAGAATCGCTAGATTTTACAAGAATAGAGCAATAAGAAGATTATACAGGAAATTACCAAAATCTGTTAGACAAACTAGAACAACAGTTAGAAACATTCAAAGAATTCCTGGTAAAGCAGTAGGAAGAATTAGCAATTCTGCTGCTAGTAAAATTGGTAGAATACTTCCTGCGAAAGCAGCAAATTTTGGAAAGAATATAGCTTCAGCTAGATCTGCTGCTCAAGGAATGGGTGGAGTATCTAAAATAAAAAGTGTTGGTAAAAATGTTCCTGGATTAAAACAAGCACTTGCTGTTTGGGAATATGGTGATAGAAAATCGGCAGGACAAAGTAATCTACAAGCAACAGTTGGTGTTGGTGGAGGTTTAGCAGGTGCTGCAGCTGGTGCTGCAATAGGAACTATGCTATTCCCAGGTGTGGGAACTCTTGCTGGTCTTTTGATTGGTGCTGCATTCAGTGCTGCTGGCGGCTATGCTGGTGCCAAGATTGCTGATACAGTTACTGGTGTCCATGAAACTGGGACTTCTCTAACTAAAAAAGGAACAGGATTGCTACATGGTAAAGAATTAATTTTAGGATCTGGTGATAGAAAAGGAATTAAAAATGCTTTTGTGGATTCAATGGATAAAATGGGATCTCAATTGGTTTCTACTGCAGTTACTCTTGGTGAATCTGCTGGACAAGGAAGACAAATCAGATCAGAAGCAAAAAAACTCGGACTAGATTATAAAATTATTCCAATATCGCTGAAAACAGATATTGGCAAAAAAACACCAACTTCAAATGATAAATTAATATCATTATTTACAAATCCTTTTTTTGTTCTTAGAGAACAAGCGGAAGCAGCGGGTGATGGGGCACCACCAGGATTGCCAGAAGGGCAAAGATATAAATTAGGTGACAATGCTGGTGGAAGTGCTGAACTGAGAGCGGAAGTAGAAAAAGCAGCTGCAGAATTAGGAGTACCAGCACCAGATTTACTTGGTATTATTTTAGCGGAAAGCACGGGGGATCCATCTAGGACCAACAGATTTGGTTGCACAGGATTGATTCAATTTTGCCCAGATGATCGTGGCGGATCATATAAAACAATTGGCGGGGAAAAAGTTACACTTGCTTCGTTGAGAAGCATGAGTATTGCACAACAGATGGTATATGTTAAAAAATACCTAAAAGGAGCGGGAATAAAACCAGGCATGAGCGGATATGACATATATTCCGCTATTCATGCAGGTAAGATTGGAGGGAATGTTGTAGATGCAAATGGTGTAACTACAAGAGGATTCTATGATAGTAATGTAGCGCCTTTAATTCAAAAGGCACGACAAGAAAGTACAATTGTTGCCGATTTAGGTAATTTTTCTCCTCCAACTGGAGATGCTAGAATTGTAATTGCTGGTGGTCAAGGTATTGATGCAACTGGAGAATCAGGAATAGACTTTAGTGCAGCTGACTCTAAAAATAATTATGCTGTTTTCCCAGGAAAAGTTATTAGTAGTAAATATACAGGTGGTTTAAATCAGGGATACGGTTGGGATGTTGTTATTAGATCTGAAGATCCTAGTAACCCAGGAACCTATTTTGACGCCCTTTATGCCCACTTCCCAAACAAAGATTCTATAAAAGTAAAACCTGGGGACACGGTGACCGCTGGCACCCATTTGGGACCAGTTGGTTGGGACTATGCAAAGAATAAACCATTTCCAGAAGCAGGGAGGATGACTGGACCACACACAAGTTTGGACTTTTTCCCTGTTGGTGGACCATATGACAGAAATCATCCTTATCCAAATTGGAGAACTCTTGTTAGTGGATTAATAGCTGCTGCAGGACGAGGTGGATCAAATGTGCCAGTATCTACTCAACCAGGAAGCAATTCTCCAGCAACGCCTGGAGCTCCAGACCCAGCGACCACAGCAGCAGCGGCAGCAGCTGCCCAGTCAGCTCGTCAGCTAGCAATTACTAAACAATTAATGAAAAAAGGAATGATAGAATTTACTCATGATGGAAAGCAATTTTTCTTTAAAGTTCTTGGACCTGGAAAAATACAGGCATTTAAACCAAAAAATATGCTTGGATATCAAGAAGAAATAGATCTTAGTAAGAACAAAGCACTCCGCTTATCTATTAATGAAAAAATACAAACAATGTATGGAAGGCCATCATCTGGTCCTACTAGTAGAGGATATGGAAATGGAGGAACTGGGGGGGATGATAGTGGAGCAGTTACTTCCAAAACATCATTAATTCGTGGTGGCACTGGTGGTCCTGGTACTGTTAATAGAAATTACAATTTTACAGCAGAGCAAAGGGCATTGTTAAAAACTATATCATATGCTGAAGGAACAACTAAGAGTTATGGAGTAGTATATGGAGGAAACATAGTTCCAGAATTAGCACAAGGCAAGATGACCGTTAGAGAGGTATGGAATATGATGAAGACGGGTAGACTCAGAGGAAGAAATGCTGGGTATGATGTAAGCGGTGAATCTTATGCTACTGGAAGATATCAACTCATGCCAGATACATTATCAGATCTTGTTAAAGGAGGATATGTTAAATGGTCAGAAAAGATGACAAATCAACTACAAGATTATTTGGCGCTGAAAAGACTGGAAACATTTAGAGGTGTTTCTGGTCGTGATTTAAGGCAACAGGGATTGAGCAGAGGAATTATGAGTAAAATTGCACCAGAATTTGCTTCTTTCCCATATGCTCCTAAAGGGGGTGGAAGTTTTTATGATCAACCAGTAAAATCCGAAAAAACATTACAACAACAATATAATTCCGCACTTAAACAAATATTAGAAGAACAAAAGAGACAGGAAGAACTTAGAGAAAAATTAAGACTAAAAAAAGAAGCGCAAGAGAAAAATATCTTTAATCAAATTCAAAAAATTCTTCCTGGTGGATTGAAAGGACTTATTCCATCTCAGTTACTTTCTGATAGTTCTACTGCTGAAGAAATTGAAAATGGATCAATTGCGATACAATACATTATAATCACTACCGGTACTACCGCTGATACATCAGATAAAAATGGGGTTCAACCTTCATCTTCTTCTCCTGTTGATTCGGTCAATTTAAAAGAAGCAAGTCTAGCAATTCTAGCAACAGTATAAAATAATGGCAAACTATTCCGCTACTTTTTCTGGAGATTTTACCAGTTATATTGCTGGTAAGATCTTTGATGCTGCCAATATGGCAAAGGAGGAAAGAGAGCGAGCTATTGAAGAAGCGAAAAAATACGATGTAGATCCAAAACTTCGTCGTGGTGAATTTTTTGGTAGAGCATTACAGAGTCAATTTGGTGGAGACTTATACAACAGAACTTTAGGAATTTTTGATCCTAGAAAATCAAAACCAGAAACTGATAGAAAATCTTCTAGAGAAAATAGATATTCAGCACAGTTTAAATATCCTGATCGTTTTGCAAGGGGGCAGTCAGTTGTTGATCCATTGATTGGAACTCCTGCTCATGTCAGAAATTTACCAGAATATCAAAGGATAGCGAGTCCAGAGGAAAGAAAGTTTAAGTCAGAATCTAAGATGATTCAAACTGCCAGACCAGAGGACATGTTTGGTGGTAAAGACAAAACTATAAAAGTAAAAGATCAAAAACTCGGAGTATTTTTAGCTGCTGTTGCTGAGTCTATCAATGCCAGTATCACAAGTATTAATCAAAAACTTGATGAAACTCAATCTGGAGTTATTGAAGCAAAGGTGGGCATTGCTGGGACGATCAAGAAACTTGAATATAATGCAGATAGTCTAGAGCAAAGACTTGATGCAATTATTGCCACCTTGCGTGAGCAAATGCAGCAAGCCAAGAAACAGACCGACAAATCAGAGATTAAACAAAAATCTCAAGACATGAAGGAACAATCTGATATGTCTGGAACTCAGAGATATGTTGGTGTTAATGACAATCAGAACGATGTTAGACAATTAAATCTTTTAGAAGACAATAAAGATAGAGGAGCAGAACAATTATCTTTACCTATAGATGATAATCAAGATGGATTTGAAAGAGGGGGAATAGCAACAGGTCCAGACAGTGGATACTATGCCAAACTTCATGGTAATGAACAAATTATTCCTTTAGATAATAATTATACCCAAGGAGAACCTAGTGCGGTTGACGGAAAGGTACGTCCAAAACCAGAAGTGGCAATGCTACCAAAGTATGAAATGGGCACCTCTCCAGAAAAAGGTAATATTAAAACAATGGATGATATGTTCAATAAAGTCATTCCAGTAGTTATGAATGACAAGGATAGAAAAGAAGTAAAAGACGAGTCTGAAAAATTATATGCTGGAATGGAATTGATTCCAAAAGCAACTGGTATTGTAACATTAGGATTATTACAAAATTCTTTAGGAATGATGGGTCCGTTAGCAGGAGCAGTCGCTCCATTAATTAAAACTTTATCTTCTCCAATTGCATCTTCTTTTGGAGTTCCTAATACAGTTACTGATAAGGTTGTCAAGCAACAAGAAACAGAAACTGCGGAAAAAACTAGAAGAAAGGTAACTCAATCTACTCCAGCAATGTCTACACCAACATCTGGATCTCAAAGTCCATCTGGATCTGGATTCCAATGGTGGAATCCATTTTCTTGGTTTAGAGGAAATAATAACAATGGAAGAAGAACTACTGGTAGTGGAGGAGGAACTGGTGGTGGATTTGGTAGATTTGTAACTGGAATGGCAACACCAATTGAAAGAATGATTAATGCGGTGGCGCCAGTATCAAACCGCAGAACAACTGCTAAAGGACTTCGTGGTACTAATCTCAAAAGAATCATGCACGGAACTGGAGAAGGAGTTCCAAACTTAATTCGTAACAACGGATTTAGAGGACAAATGGGAATGTTAGGTGAGGGTGTTTATGGTAGTGTGAAGGGTTGGGTTGCTGACACTTACAGAGGTGCTGGTAAATTCAAAGGTGTTTTACCTGGCCAAGGTCCAAGATTAGATATGTTAGTTCCTCAAGGCGCAAGAACATTAAGAGGTGCTACCGTTGTTTCCCCACGTCAAGCAAATAGAGGATTAAGAATGGCTGAAGGTATATTGTCTGGTAAATATACAGGACCAAAAGCACAATCACTACTTCCATTATTGACACAGCAAACACCAACTATGCTGCAAGCCGCACAGCGTAGTGGAATGGGTCTTGCTAAATTATTCAGTAAATTTATAGGTGTTCTCAATTTACCTGTAGTTGGTGATGCTTTATTTCCAGAAGGAACAGCACAATATGATCAACTGACTGGTCCTAATGCATATTATAATGCTCCTGGTTATAAAGGTCCTAAACCATTTAATCCTCCACGACAAGTAAATAGCACCACGGCAAATTCAAATACATTAAATACAAATTCAAAAAATACTGCTATAGCAAGATTAAGGCATCAGCAAATTAAACTTGACCCCATCATACTAAATAATGTACAAAATGCTGGGCGCACATCACCGCCAGCAGCACCAATTAGAGCAATAGAAACTACTGGGGTTTCTCCAGTAGCCAAACTTTATCCGCCTATTTGACAATATATGGCAACAAATGACAATTTCCAAAAAAAACCATATGCTTCTAGCTTCACCCCAATTAGGATTTCTATTTGGAAAGTTGGAGAAGAGTCTGGTAAACCATATGCAAATCTGGCAAGTATTACTTCTATCTTCAAGTATTATGAGGATATGTTTGTACCAACATATAGCGGAGTAATAGTTGTAAAAGATAATCAAGAAAATCTGCCAGCAACAATGCCAATTCAAGGATTTGAAAAGGTTGAAATTGAAGTTGAAGATGTTTTAAAAGAAAGGTATACGTACACATTTCGTGTATGGACAATTGGCAACAGAAACATTAGTGAGAGAAGTCAATTTTATACTCTTGGATTAATATCCGAAGAAGCATTGCTTAATGAGGGAATTAGAGTTAATACAATTTTTGAGGGTAATATTGCAGAGCAAGTTCAAAAACTATTAAGTGATAAATTATTAGTTACTAACATTGATATTGAAAAATCTGCCAATAGTGTTAAAATATTACCAACAAAGAAAACACCATTTGCTTTGATTAGATCTTTACAACTTAAAACTATTCCGGGAAATGTTAGACCAGCGAGTAAAACAGCATCAATTAAAACTTCAAACTCTGCTAATATTAGTATCACATCTGATGTCGGTAATGGAGCAGAGAAAGCAACTGGAACTGCAGGATATTTATTTTTCCAAACTAGAAAGGGATATGTCTTTAAGTCAATTGATTTATTATCATCAACTGATACAAAATCTGGAGGCAAGGCAGTTGTTAACAAAAATCCTTTCGTATTGTCATATGGTAAAGACAATACAGAATCACTGAATAAAATACAAGAAATTATTTTTGATTCAGAAATTAATATGATGGAAAAATTAAGAGAGGGTGTATTTTCTTCCATTGTTTGTTATTTCAACATAAATACTGGAAAGTATACTGAATACGTTTATTCTCTTAATGATGTTTGGAAAAATATGGTTCACTTAGGAAGTCAAATAAATTTACCATCCGCTCAAGCTGCACTATCTGAATATCCATCTAGAGTAATGTCAACTATTATTAGTCATGAAACTTGGTATAATGGCACCAGCATTGCATCGAATGAGTCTGAAGATTCTGGAGAAAGTACAAATGATAATCAATATCCAGATTGGCAAAAGCAATATCTATCACAAGGTATTTCTAGAGTAGGAGTTATGTTTAACCAACAACTTATTATTTCTTTGACAGGTCATTTAGAATTATGCGCTGGTGATAAAATTGAAATTAGAATACCAAATCAAACAGATGATGAAAGCAGAAAAAAAGAAGTATGGGACCCAGAACATAGTGGAACTTATTTGATTCAAAAATTGAATCATCAATTTGATATTCAAAATAAACAGGTATATACTGTGCTTGATTTAATGAGAGATTCGTGCGGGATTATTAACAAAGAAAGTAAAGTTGGACAGTAAGGAGATTAAAATGGAAAGTATTGAAAGTCATATTGAAAAAGATAGAGACGAATTAAGTGATCCAACTATTTCGTCACAACGTCGTCGTCATGTTGAATGTGAATTAGAACAACTTGAAATATATCATGCAAATCATCCTGATGATCATCATGATCCCACACCATTAGAACTTTTTTGTGACTCTAATCCCAGCGCGTCGGAGTGCAAGATTTATGAGGATTAATGTATGGATGCATTGAGTAGTTTATATCCAAAACACCAAATTGGATCTGATGGATTTCAGTGGTGGATTGGACAAATTGAATCGAAGAAAAAAGATGATCCAAAAAGATCTGGTCGCTATAAAGTCAGAATTGTTGGGGTACATCCAAAAACGTGTGACTTTGTAAATTCAGTGGATTTGCCTTGGGCAATTTGTATGATGCCAGTTACCAATCCTCATATTGCAGGAGGTGTAGCTTCAGTTAGTGATCAACTTGAACCAGGCGTTTGGGTTATTGGATTTTTTCTGGATGTTGACAAGCAACAACCAGTCATTATGGGATCTATCGGACGAGTTGCTGCAGCAACAGCAAAAGAACTGGAATCTGATCCAACACCAGGAGAAAGTGGGTGTAAATCTTTTACGACATTTTTAAGTCCAAATACAAAAAATGCCGATCAAACTCCAGGCACGGATCCGGGCAACGGCAGCAACACCGGAGCAGGGCACGCACCAACAGGCGGCACTGCATCTGCAGGGGCAGTCGGCAAGGGCGAGGTCAAGATTGAGAACGATGTAACTAATTTTATTAAAGCAAAAGAAGGGCAAAATAGTAATACAAACCCAGCTGGAATAAACTGGTGTGTTGAAGTAGCTGATACTTGTGGAAAAGAAAAAGATCTACCAGGAACATTTACACGTCTTCTTGGCGAGATGTTACACGAAACGCAAAGAAATGGTGGAAAACTTGGAACTTATCTTGTTGGAGAACTTTCTGGTGAATTAAATGATACTGTTACGATAGCGCGGGGGTATATTGATAAAGGAATTCGTGTAGTAAGAACTCTTGTAGCATCTATTAAGGGGTTTATTCTTGAAAAGATAAAGGCGGGTATTAAGGATCTTACTAATTTCTTATTGGGGGTAACACCAACTGGAAATAGTTTGTCTCCAGTAACAAAGTTCTTTAATGATATTTTAGCAGCAGTTGGATGCCAAATGGCAGATCTTGGTGATAGACTAGCAGCATTCATTCAAGACTTGTTGTTTGGTTATTTGTTTGAAATTTATAAAGCAGCAGCGTGTCAAATTGACGCTTTAGTAGAAGGAATTTTGAATAAAATTCAAAGCGAATTAGATAAAATTTTAAATCAAATTCTTGGACCAATTCAAGCTATTCTTGGTAGTATTGCATCCGCAATTGATATTATTGGAGATGTCCTAGCATATGTAATGGATATTCTTGGCATTTCGTGCAGTGGACCACCAAAACAATGCTCAAAGACAACTACTGTATGTACTAACTGTGCAACAGAAAAAAAAGAAGATTTCCTTGACGACTTACTTGATAAAATTACTGATGAACTTTTCCCAGTTACTGGAGAAGATTGGTCACAATATACATGTGATGACGCATACACAGGAACTACTTTACCAAATACAAACACAACTTTTGTGGGAGGAATTCAACCATTTCCTTCTGACCCAGTGATTACCTATTCTATTAATGATGTTGTAGTACAAGAAGGAAGTGTAGCAAAGTTTGTTGTTACTAGAAGTGGATATGTTGATATTATTTCTAGTGTAGAGTATGTAACTTCTGATGGAACTGCTAAAGAAGATGTGGATTATCGAAAAGCTGATGGTATTCTTGGATTTGTTGCTGGGGAAACATCCAAAACAATTGATATTCAAACATTTGCTGATCTGGAAAAAGAATCCCCAGAAACCTTTTATGTCACTATTTTTAAAGATACACCACAGGGGTTTACAGTTTCCGCAGAGAAAAATATTGGTAAGTGTATTATAAAAGATTCTTCATCTCCATCTAATGTTACTGGTGATAGAGATGGCGGTGATGATATTAAAAATCAACCATTTATACCCCCCAATACATTCAATCCAAATAGTCCATTAAATACAAATCCCTCCCCACCAATTTCAGATGTTTCTGATGGAATTTCTGGAACAGAGCGTGATCCATCTAAAAAAATACCAAGTTATCTTGTTGAAGCAGATAAAATTTTTGTAAAAGAAGGAGAGTTTGTTAAATTTACAATCAAAACACAAAATGTACCTGATGGAACAACACTTTTATATAACATTTTTGGTGAAAATATTACGGCAGACGATATATTAGCAAAATCTTTAGCTGGATCATTTACTATCACAAATAATATGGCGCAAGTTACCGTTGGAATTGCACCAGACGCTGATATTGAATTTGATGAAATATTAATATTTGGTATTCCAGGGACAGGAGCGAAAGATAGTGTTATAATCTTAGGAGAAATTGATTCTTTAAGTTTTGAAGATAAATTGAAAACATTAGATAGTTCGTCAAATATTAAACCTAAACCAAACAATGGTATTCCTAATAAACCAATCGTTGGTGAACCAATTACTGATCCCGGTGGTGGAATTATTGAGTTGCCAATTATAGACAAAGGAGATCCATATACAATTCCACCATTTGTTATTATTACAGGAAATGGGACTGCTGCAGCGGCTATTGCTTTACTTGATGAATCTGGATTTTTATCTGAAATCAGAATTACAAATCCAGGAAGAAAATATAAATTAAATCCTCCAACTAAAGCAGTAAAAGAATGTATCATAGATTCTTTTACGCTGTTGAATACTGGAAGAAATTACACGAGTCCGCCAACAGTTTATGTTGACGGAGATTCAAGTATTGCTGAAGCACAAATTAATGAAAAGGGATTACTTATTAGTGTTAGAATTAAAAATAGAGAATTAACTTTTGATAGATATCCAGAAGTATTAATTATTGGTGGAGGGGGATATGGCGGTAAAGCAATACCTTCATTTAGTTGCCTAAGTCCAGACGAAAGAGTTACAGTTGGATCTGCTAAGATTGGTACTGGAAAATATATTGATTGCCCATAAGGAGTTTTGTAGATGTCTAATAAATTTGATCAAGAAGTACTGCGTAACATTACTCCATCTGGCGCAAAACCTTATCCAAGAGATAGTAATCCGCCATATCCACCAGATTCTTTACCGACGAAACCAGATGAAACTCAAGAAGAAAAAATTGAGAGAGAGATAACGGTCCATATTAATGGTAAAACTCTCCAAATCGTTGAAGTTGATGGAGATATACACTTTGCTGATAAGGATGATGGGCATGGTCTCTCCGTAACAAAGCAGGGAGATGTAATTATTGTCTCGGGTGCGGGCGGTAACGGAAAGGCTTGCGGCGCCAGATTTATGGTCAATGCCAAAGGCGGGCACATGTATAAAGGTGGTCCAATAGTTACAGAAGCTGTTGCGACTGAGGGCGGCGCTAGCGGCACCGATTCAACTCAAGAAAAACAAAACTCAAGCACTGGCGAAACCACAACAACAAACGCAGGAACAAATGGTGTTGCTTGTTCTGCCACGTATTATGGTGATCATACTGAAGAATGTCATGGAAATGTTCATATTAGAGGAAGAAATATTACACTTGACGCTGTTGACAGCCTAACATTGATAGGGGGAACGCAGATTAACATACAAGGTGGACCAAGCGGCGGTGGTAATATAACATTAACAAGTGGTCAAATTAAAATTGATACCGCCACATATACTGAAAAGATCTCAGCAAATAAAATCATTGAGGGAACACCAGAAACAACTATTTACGGTATAGATCCACGTACAAATACCTCAACTATTGGATGGTATAATGTAAACTCAAACATCACTGGAGATTATAAATTGGCAGTGGGTGGATGTATGGAGGTCACGGTAGCAGGTGCTCCACCTCCAGTTCCGACTAATGCTTTAATTAAGAATAGAACTGTTGGTTATTCGCTAACAGTTACTGCTGGAAGTATGAATTTAACAACAATTGCTGGAAGTGCGTTGATTGCAATTGGTGGTCTTGCATTTCCAGATAAAGATTCCATAAAACCAGGATCTCTAGATATTCAAGCTTTAACAAGTCTTGGAATTTCTGCTGGTAAAGACTTGCCAAAATTATCAATAGCTCCTAGCGCAGGAGATGTCAATATCAGAGCTTTAACAAAAGTTGATGTTAATGCAACAACAGATATCAATATTGCGGCGGTAAAAGAGATCAGCATAAAATCTACTACTAAAGATATTAGTATTTTAGCTACTGCAGGCAAAATCTATCTTAACTAAAAATCTTGACACAATTTCAAAAGTATATTATACTGAATGAGATCTTTAATAGGAAGTGTGGCAGAGCGGCTTAATGCAGCGGTTTGCTAAACCGCCGATGTCTTTATGGGCATCCGTTGGTTCAAATCCAACCACTTCCGTTGGTTAAATCTTAGCCAAATCTTAGTTGACATAATCATAGTAATATGTTACAATAAATACATTCAAGTGATGAGACCTCAATTACTCGTTGACTCACTGAACACGGAGTTTGTCGAAACTCCTTCCATCCGCAGGTATTACTCTGCGAGAAACTTAGAGGTACACTTATGTTTAAATCCGCAATCGCAGCTGTTGCAGCTGCTCCTTTCCTTGCCACCGCTGCGTTCGCTGGCCCTTATGTAAATGTAGAAGCTAATGCTGGTCTTTCTGGCGCTAACTACACTGGCACAGTCACCGAAGCACATGTTGGTTATGATTTTGCTCTGAGCGATACCGTTAGTGGTTATGCTCAAGTTGGTCCTGCTCTGCTCACTCCCGATGGTGGTAGTGCAACGACTAAGGTGTCTGGTAAGGTTGGTGCTACCGTTGCTGCTGCAGAGCGTGTTAGCGTCTATGGTGAATACTACTTCCTGACTGGTGATAAACTGACCAGTAATGTGAAAGCAGGTGTGAAGTATTCCTTCTGATAACCTATTCATAAGATGAGTGAAACCACCCTTCGGGGTGGTTTTTGAGTTAACATATATTTTGAGGGGCTTGACGCCCCTCTTTTTTTA